GCGGCAGACAACTGGTAGAGCGTCTGGGCGACGGTGCTGTGTTTGTATCTGGTGCAACCAAAGCAAAAGCCAGACAAGATGAATATGATGAAGTGGCTGATGCAACAGGTAAAATTATTGTGGCCACATATGGAGTGGCTGCTGTTGGTATCAACATCCCCCGCATTTTTAATCTAGTGCTTATTGAACCGGGCAAGAGCTTTGTTAGAGTTATCCAAAGTATTGGCCGTGGCATACGCAAAGCAGAAGATAAAGATCATGTTCAGATCTGGGACATAACATCAACTTGTAAGTTTGCCAAACGACATTTGACCAAGCGTAAACAATTCTACAAGGAAGCCAACTATCCTTTCTCAGTAGAGAAATTAGAGTGGATGAAGATCAAATAACGTTGACTTTTGCCACAAAATAATGTAACATACAACTATGCGAATACTAACACTAGACAATCAACACTACGACCTTGACCATTTGCCTGAAGAGGTGGATGACATGAGGTTTGCCATACTAGACAACTCTAATCCAGCCGATCCCGACTATCACTTTATTCCTTTGATCTTCTTGGAAAGTTTTAACTCACCGGCTTTGGTGTTACGCATAGGTGATAACACAATCAAGATGCCCATGGACTGGCAAGTGCTAATTGGGGAACCTGAGATTGGTGATCTAGAAGTATTGCCACTAACATCAATTAACGATCGTGGATTTAAAGTATTCCAATTCAATCCTCTTACCAGCTTCCGCCCTAGTTTTCCCGACATTGAAATCTTGGATGTGTATCATGAAGTGTCGTGGTATGCCCCTAAACTCAAAAACGGACAAATGCTAGCAGTGCCAATTACCGACGGTGATGAGCCTGAATGCGTGTACTTTGTCAAGGACATTAGCCGTAACTGCGAGATTGTAGATTATAACAAGGCTTGGTAACATGTTAGTAAATCATTATACTCCTGAATCAAAGTTTAAAAATTTCCCTACACTGGATGATGATATAAACAAATACTACGATCGCGTGTTTCACACAACTATAGATTATTATGTTACTCCACGATATTTTTATGAAACAGGATTAAAAATTGCATTTAGAGATGCGTTTTATTACATTGATTTATTGTACGATAACCAACCAAAAACAGTTATTGACGTAGGTTGCGGAGAATGCGTATGGAAAAAATGGTTTCCAAACATTATTGGGTTTGATCCTAATACAAATGAATTTTCTTCGCAAGATTTTGTAGATTACTTTGATAAAGATTTTAGTGTTGGCCATGCAAAGATGTACGATTGTGGAATGGCGTTCAACAGCATACATTTTATACCATGGGATCAAGTTAACACACAAATAGACTATGCAATGAACATAGTAACTGACAAATTTTTGTTTACCTTTAATTTTGATAAGCTAACCAATGCTCCGGCACTCGCTTTAAATGAAAAAATAAAAAAATTCAAAGAAAAATTAGATTCAACTAATTATCACTTGGTGATGTTTGATAGCCCGTTGCACCGTGGAATCAGCGAAGCTGATGTTTCTAGCAGTGGTTATATTAATGGTACCGTTCGTTTTATTTTACAACACCGAAATTAATTTAAAATGCCATACACGGAACCTCAAATTTTTGAAACTATTAATCGTCTAGCTCAAATTTACTTAGAGAGCTACCCCGACGACAGGGAAGGTCTAGAACGTTTCCTACGCTGGGCACACTTGCAGTATGGATACAAGTATGGGCAATCTTAAACCTGATGTACCACTGATATACGAACGCAACGGTCCTGTGATATATGCACGTGAAATTGGCTCAACTGAAAGGCATGTTGTGGGATATGAAGTGAGTCTAGAAAACAAAATACTTGGAATGCCGCAAAGTCGCGTGGCTCGGATTCTAGCAATTTACGAAATGGCGGATGTAGATCCGGGCATGCGAGAGTTGTGGGATCAACTGGAAGTGTTGTATAATTTGAAGAAGTCTAATGATTAAAAAACTTGGAATTTGTGGAGATAGTTTTATGCTCACTTTACCGCCAGACAATATCCACTGGACTAGTCAGCTCAATCATCATGACAGATCAATTGGTCAGATAAATCTAAGTACCGGTGGCGCATCAAATATAACTATTGCTAGCCAAGTAAGAAATGCTGTTAACTACAGGTGCGACTCAATAGTGGTCGGCTTCACTGAATTTGCTAGATTTGAATTTGATCGAAACTCTAATCAACATATCAATTGTACTACACCATCAGGCACAGTATCTGACTGCGAAAATAGGTGGCGCCGATCAACATCATCTGACCTAACCGATAAAGAACCAAAATTTCGCAGCCTGTATCATGGCATGATGTCTCATGACTGGTTGGCATTACAGTCTTATTATGTTATACTATCTACACTGCATTTTTTAACCAACTCAAAAATAAATTTCGCATACTCGTTGGGAGGATTTGTTATCCCAGATAATTTTTTTAACAAATTTTGCATACCCAACGAGTTGTTGCAATTTGAATCTAATATGTTAACGGTTAATTTGTGGAAGTATCCGGGCAAAAAGGTATTAACTGGATTTCATGTGTATGACCAGCCATACCAACGAAGCTTTTTAGATGACACCATTAGAACACTAAATCAACATGATAGATAAACTAAGCATTGCCAACGAAATGAAAATGTTTGACCACAAGGTCAGAGATTTCTACGACGAGTTAACTGACGACGAGCGCAAGAAGTTTGCTCCATTCCTTATGATACGTTGGGGTAGTGCAGTAGAAGGATCCAGAGACCTGCAGGAGTTTTACGTAATTTCCACAAACGAACGACTAAACAAAAACTTCTTTAATATCAGTTCATCCAAGCATCGCAAACTACACTGGCTAATGGCCACAACTGTGAGTCCAGGAATGGGATCGCTAAGACACAACTGGATTGCACCCAAGAAAAAAGAAGCAGGTGCAGGATCAATGAAAAAACAACTGGCAGAATTGTTCCCGCACTACAAGCCAGACGAGATAGACGTCATGGCAGCAATCACAACCAAAAAAGAACTTGATCAATACATTAGAGCACATGGCCGAGACACCAAGTAAGTTTACGTGTGAATTTTGCAAAAAAGAGTTTGCAAGAGAAAGCTCTATTGCAGTACACATGTGCGAGCCCAAGCGCAGGCGCCTAGAACAAAGTGAACGTGGAGTACAACTGGGCTTTCAAGCCTATATCAAGTTCTATGAAATGGCACAAGGATCAGCAAAGCTAAAAACATTTGAGGACTTTTGTGACAGCCCTTACTACCGAGCCTTTGTAAAGTTTGGACGCTATTGTGTGAACACACGAGTTATCAATCCAGCACAGTTTATGTCATGGTTGTTAAAGAACAACAAGAAAATTGATCATTGGTGTAGTGACAAAATCTACACTGAGTACTTGTTGTTCTATTTAAAAGTAGAAGCAGTAGCAGACGCTCTAGCCCGTGCAGTAGAATACAGCATTGACTGGGAAGAAAAGCACACACATCCGGCACACGACTGCTTGCGCTATGGCAATAGCAATGTGTTATGTCATGCTGTTACAACAGGACGCATCTCGCCTTGGGTAATTTATAACTCAGAATCTGGACAAGAGTTTTTGAACAATTTAGACTCATCACAGATTGCAATGATTTGGCCATACATTGATAGTGATGCCTGGGCCAAAAAGTTTCACGACTACTCGGCGGATCAAGAGTATGCCAAAGAGATTCTAAAGCAAGCAGGTTGGTAATGAAAAAGTTGGCTGCCATTGGTGATAGCTTTTCCACAACCACGTATGGACGTAGTTGGCCGGATCATATAAGCGATCGCTTACAAAGCAGTTTGGTCCGTGCATGTAGTGCCGGGGCAGGTAATGCATTTTATGTAGAAAAGTGTCATGACATTGCAAAAGATCCTGAAGTAGACTTGGTAATTGTTCAACTTACCGAACCCTCTAGAGTTGTAATCGGATTACAAACTTGGCAGGACATACAAGCAGGAGATCGGGAACACCCAATTCCTGCACCTGGAGATTACTACGACCCCTCTCATAATAACATTTACAAAGACATTGGTTGTTATACCATGAATGTGCATGACAATCGTCAGTGGCTAGACCCACTGACTGGACAAGATTCGGGTGACTTGGATAAGTTTTGGTTACGGGAAGTAGCAGGCACAAGATTTTATGATTATCAAACTATCCACAATATGTTGGCAATCAAGGCATTGTGCGACCAGTGGGACAAACCTTTGATATTTTTTTCCTGGTTTGTTGACAGCGCCAAATTGTTGTTGCCTGGATACGAATGGTTAGACTCTGCTATCAATCTGATTCCTGGTTCGGCTGCTGAAGAATGCAATCGTATGATGCTCAAAAAAACTGATTGTGGACACTATGCAACTGAGGAATCACAACAATTGGTTGACACATGGTTGTGGCCTCATGTACAATCTATCATAAAGGACAAACTATCATGATCAAAAATATAACATCAGGGCCAGGAGT